CGCGTTCGCTATACCACACGATCCCACACAAAGCTGTTTTGTTACCTTTTCCCAAAACATTTGGTAACAAATGGGTAACATTAGGGTTACATTGGTAACATTACAAAGTAACATTTGCTCGACACTATACAATCTACTGGTATCACGTACGAACGCGTAACTATTTGCTCGACACGATTTAATTAACTGGTATCAGTAGGACGAAAAAAAAGTTCTACAGTGTAGAACTTTGAGGCAAAAAAAAGCCACCCCGAAGGGTGGCTCTGTTGATGGGTGGGTTTACTTGGTGCATCTTACTGATAAGATGCGTTGAGCATCGTTGAGGCATTTTGTTAGTGCTTCGAGATTGTAGGTCGGAGTTTCGTCCTTTTCCGCAATCTTTAATGCCTTGTTGATAGCTTCGCGCATTTTGACAATATCGCTAACTGGTGGCGTTGGTGCCTTTTCCTTGTTAGGATTCTCTAAGCTATCTAGCTTGTTAGCTATGCGATCTATATATGTGCCAACATCTTGTTGGATAGCTTTACGCTTAGCTTTCTTGGTATCGTCCCAATCTTTGACGATTGATTTTGGCGCGCTATAAATCTTGTAAGCCTCTGCGCCTAGTCCAAATGCAAGCGCATCTTTGCGCTCGACGTATTGCTCGGGAGTCGCGGTGCTAGTGTATTGCTTAGACTTCGGTGATCTGTAGTCTGTAGCACGCTTACCCGATTGATGAATTTCAAGAATGATATTGGCTAACGTGCGGTTGCACTTGCTGTCAGTCTTGGCGTAGTTTGACAAGGCAGTTTTCTCTGCGCTAGTGATTAAAGTATTCATAACATTAATTAACCTTTGGTTTAGTCGGTGCACCAATTGCCCCGATCTGTTTATATAATAACAAATTAGGACGCAATGTCAACCACAATCGCACGCGATCCTACAGGCAATTACAAAGTTCTACACTGTAGAACTAAAAGACCCCCACCCCCCAATCGTGTCATTTAGGAGTCCCATCTATCTAGTAATACCAATTTACTCAAATAAATCGTATTTTTCTGAAACCCCCCACCTTGTTTTAAAAAGGCTAGTCAAAAAAAATTTTGTGTGTTACTTTTGAAACCCATTTAATAATGGATAATTTGATATGGGCCGGTTACTAGTAGAGGGAGACACGAGTCACATTGGGCGGGTTGGGGAGTTCTTTGCGATATATAAGTTAGAGAAGTATGGTATTGAGTGCCACCATGTAGACCGTTCCGGCATAGACTTGTGGTGCCAATCGTTAGACAATTCGTTATTCACAGTGCAAGTCAAAGCCTCAAACATCTGCCATTTCAATCAAAACAACAAAAGACCAAACTTTTCGGGCTACGCTTATAACCTAAGATCAGAGCACATAGCAGATTTTTATGTGTTTGTGGCGTTAGATATAGAACGTATGATTGTAAAACCCGTTGAGGAACTAAAAGGAAAGACACAGCTACAGTTAACCGCCTCGGATTTTACAAGGGAAGAAGAATTAGAAGGCATGAGTCTACTTAGATCCTTTAAAAGGGAAGATCATCTTCAAAATAAATACAAACAAGTCCTAAACTAGTTACTAAACAAGCAGACAATAGGAACATATCCGGATACATAATATCTCCAGTTGGTAGTGGGTTTTTGGATATGCGCATTATAATATATATTGCAGTATATACTCTAATACATATTGTTTATTTTTATTATGATTTTTGGTAATGACTTGTACTTCTTATAACTTTTTGGTATATATACACCTACGGTTAATAACCTGCGACTAAAATATGACAATAAAGCTCGAGCCAGAGAATGGCGTACCAGTGTATGACGATGATCCAGCGGTGGATTTATCTGTGCGTGCGCGGGCTGCTACCGTAACGGCAAAAGAATTAGAGAAAGAAGGCTTAGATTTAACTCCGACTGCTGAAGATGAGGCTGTTGCGAGCATGTTGACCATGTCATACGCAGAAGATCCCGAAAAAACATCTAAAAAAGCCACAAAAGCGCGTGTTGCAGAGCTGACACCAGCATCTTTGGTACTTACAAGTAACATTTTGAGTGAATTTGGACGTTCTGTTGTCGAATCTGCTACCTCAGTGCGTCACATGATAACAAATAAGTTGATTTTAGAGACAGAAAACCCTGATGCTAAGATAAGGCTACGTGCGTTGGAGTTATTGGGTAAAATTTCTGATGTAGGACTGTTCGCTGAGAAGTCAGAAGTGACAGTTACACACCAATCAACAGATGATTTGAAGAAAAACCTCCGAAAAAAGCTAGAAAAACTCGTAAATCCGCCTGAAGTTGATGACGACGTAGTCGTAATCGACGCGGAGACGGTAGATGAGTGATTTCACACAAGAAGACGTCCAACAAATGTTGGACAATCTAGACGAATTTACCGAAGAAGAGGTCACTGAGATCAATAAAATGGTAGATGAGCTAGATGCACGGCGTAAAAACAAGGCTGCGCACGATGATTTGATAGAATTTTGCAAAAGAATGATGCCTGACTTCATTGTAGGTAAGCATCACCGCATTTTGGCGGACATGTTGATGGGTTTAGAGGATGGAAGCAAGGATCGGGCATGTGTAAACATCCCTCCTAGGCACGGAAAGTCGCAATTAGTGTCAATTTTCTTCCCAGCATGGTTTTTAGGGCGAAATCCAGACAAAAAAGTGATGATGGTGTCGCATACAACCGATTTAGCGGTAGATTTTGGTCGAAAAGTGCGTAATTTGCTTGGTTTACAGGACTATAAGGACATATTCCCTACTGTACAACTAGCTACGGATTCTAAGTCTGCAGGGCGTTGGAACACCAATATGGGCGGTGAATACTACGCATGTGGTGTAGGATCGGCACTAGCTGGTCGTGGTGCACACCTATTATTGGTAGATGACCCACATTCTGAGCAAGATGTTATTAATGGTAACTTTAGTGTGTTTGAAGAAGCGTACGAATGGTTTACGTTTGGTGCTCGTATACGTTTGATGCCCGGTGGTAGGGTAGCAATTATTCAGACTAGATGGCACATGGATGATCTAACAGGTCGTGTAGTTAAGGACATGAGTCAGAATGATAAATCTGACCAGTATGAAGTTGTGGAGTTTCCTGCAATTATTGAAGTAAAAGATAAGGAAAGTGAAGAACTTGTAGAGAAACCGTTGTGGCCTGAGTTTTTTGATTTAGCTGCGTTGGAACGTACAAAAGCGTCAATGCCGTTGTTTCAGTGGAATGCACAGTATCAGCAACAGCCAACAGCAGAAGAAGCGGCTATTGTAAAAAGAGAGTGGTGGCAGATATGGGAGAAAGAAAGTCCTCCTATGTGTGAGTATATTATTATGTCACTTGACTCCGCAGCAGAAAAACATAATAGAGCTGACTTTACTGCGCTAACTACTTGGGGTGTATTTTTTAATGAAGAGGCAAATGCACATAACATCATACTGTTAAATAGTATAAAGGAACGTTTAGAGTTTCCTGAGTTAAAAGAGTTAGCTATGGAACAGTATAGTATGTGGGAGCCTGATGCGTTTATTGTAGAGAAAAAGAGTTCAGGTGTTGCATTGTATCAAGAAATGCGGAGAATGGGACTTGTTATACAAGAATATACCCCTCATAGGGGATCTGGTGATAAACTAGCGAGATTAAATTCTGTATCTGATATTATTGCATCTGAACTTGTTTGGGTACCACAGACGCGATGGGCAGAAGAAGTTATAGAAGAAATAGCGGGATTCCCATTTATGAGTAATGATGATTTGGTGGATTCTACAATTATGGCGCTTATGCGGTTTAGGCAGGGCGGATTTATACGGCTACCTTCAGATGAGCCAGATGAAATAAAATACTTCTCTAGAAGAAGTGTCGGATATTATTAGAGGTTAAGAGATGGCTATTGAGAAAAGTTTACAGGCTGAGGCCCCTGAAGGCGAAGATCTAAACAAAGAAGAAGGTTTAGAGATTGAAATTGTAAATCCTGATGCAGTTATATTAGATGATGGCAGCGCAGAGATCATATTGATGCCGGGCGATGAAGCTGATGAAATGATGGATTTTGATGCTAACTTGATAGATAAGTTAGATGACAGAGAGCAACATATATTAACTGAGGAGTTAATAGGACTAGTAGAATCCGACATACAGAGCCGAAAGGACTGGGCTGATACTTACGTAAAAGGACTCGACATCCTTGGATTTAAGTATGAGGAGCGTACCGCACCGTGGGAAGGAGCTTGCGGGGTACACTCTACTGTATTAGCAGAAGCTGCAATTAGGTTCCAAGCAGAAGCTATGTCAGAGACGTTTCCTGCACAGGGCCCTGTTAAGATAAAAATCTTAGGTAAAGAGACTCGTGAGAAAGAAGAAGCGGGTGAACGCGTACGTGCGGACATGAACTACGAGCTAACAGATCGTATGGTGGAGTATCGTCCTGAACATGAAAGAATGTTATATAGCCTAGGGCTTGCAGGATCTGCGTTTAAGAAGGTTTATTTTGACCCTACCCTAGACCGTCAGTGCGCTATCTATATTCCAGCAGAAGACGTTATAGTGCCTTATGGAGCCTCTAATATAGAAGAAGCAGAGCGTGTTACTCACGTAATGCGTAAGACTAAGAACGAATTACGTAGGCTACAAGCTAATGGGTTTTACGCTGATGTAGACATGGACGACCCAGCACCATATCAAACTGATATTGAAGAGCGTAAAGCTGAAGAAGCTGGATTCCAACTAAATGGCGATGACCGTTATACCCTATATGAAATTCATGCAAGCCTAGTTATTGATGGTATTGATGACGAAGATGATCTAGCTAAACCATACGTAGTAACTCTAGAACGTAGTACAGGTCAATTACTATCTATTAGACGCAATTATGATGAAGATGATGAGCTAGAACGTAAGCGTCAGCACTTCGTACATTACGTATATGTGCCCGGTTTTGGCTTTTATGGGCTCGGTTTGATCCACATAATAGGGGGGTACGCTAAAGCTGGAACCTCTCTTATACGTCAATTGGTGGACGCTGGTACACTATCTAACCTTCCGGGGGGTCTAAAATCACGTGGTTTACGCATAAAAGGTGACGATGAGCCTATAGAACCGGGTGAGTTTAAAGACGTAGATGTACCATCAGGTAGCATACGTGACAACATTATGCCGCTACCATATAAAGAACCTAGTCAAACTCTACTAGCGTTGCTTAATCAGATTACTACAGAAGGTCGTAGACTAGGCGCAGTGGCTGATATGGACATCTCTGATATGTCTGCGAATGCGCCAGTTGGTACTACACTAGCTTTATTAGAGCGTACATTGAAGCCTATGGCTGCTGTACAGGCTCGTGTGCATTATGCGATGAAGTTAGAGTTCCGTATGTTAAAAGACATCATGGCAGAGAACGCGCCAGAAGAATACGGATATGAGCCACACAGAGGTGAAATGACTGCTCGTAGACAGGATTACGAGACGGTTGAAGTGATACCAGTAAGTGATCCTAATAGTACGACTATGGCACAGCGTGTAGTTCAGTATCAGACTGTATTACAAATGTCACAGCAAGCCCCACAGATTTATAACCTACCCCAGTTACACCGTCAGATGATTGAGGTGTTGGGTGTGAAAAACGCGGACAAGTTGGTACCTACGAAAGACGATGTAAAACCAACAGATCCGATCAGCGAGAACATGAACGCGCTAACGGGTACTCCTATAAAAGCGTTCTTGAACCAAGACCACGAAGCCCACATTGCTACGCATACTTCGTTCTTACAAGATCCTATGGTCGGTGGCACATTGGGTAAAAACCCTGCAGCGCAGCAGATGATGCAAGCGTTACAGGCGCATATAGCAGAACACGTTGGATTCCGCTACAGAGCACAACTAGAGAAGAAACTAGGTGCACCGTTGCCACTACCAAACGAAGAGCTAGTACCAGAGATAGAAGTAGAACTATCGCGTCTGGCTATGGAAGCAGGTCAACAGCAATCAGCGCAGAACCAACAGCAAGCAGCAGCGCAGCAAGCGCAAGCTAAAGCACAAGATCCTATTATCCAACTCAAGCAACAAGAGATGCAAATCAAGCAACAAGAAGTGCAACTCAAAGCGCAGAAAGACCAGCTTGAGGCTCAGATCAAACAAGCTGAGGTACAACGTAAAGCTCAAAAAGATCAGATGGATAACCAAATCGACCAACAACAACTGGAGATTGAACGTCAGGAGTTGGAGATTGATGCCCAGAAAGCGGGCGCAAAAATGGCGGCAGACAGACGTGCCTCCAACAATAAACTTGACCTAGAGATTATGAAGACTAGAGTCAACGCTACTAACCAAAAACGTAAGGAATAACTTATGGCTACTACCGTCTTAGACGTGCTGATAGAAAAGATAGATGATGGTGTTAAAAACACTGAATACTATCTTGCTGCAGGTAATGCCAAAGACTACGCCCAATACAAAGAAACTGTGGGTGTAATCCGAGGTCTAAAATCTGCAAAAGACTTTATTGCAGAAATGCAAACACATTTGGAGGATGACGATGAGTGATTTAAAGATTGTTCAGAAAGATCCCGAAAATGAGAAAGAGCTTGAAGAAGGATTACCTAGACCTGTTGGGTATAGAATACTTGTTGCTTTACCTAAAGTAGAAGAAACTTTTGGTGACTCTCGTATTATTAAATCTAGCAAAGAGCAACACTTAGATCATGTTCTATCTACTATTGGTTTAGTGATAGATATGGGTACTGAAGCATATTCTGACAAAGAACGCTTTGATACTCCTTGGTGTAAGGAAGGTGACTACGTAATGTTCCGTGCTAATACTGGCACGCGTTTTAAAATTGGTGACACAGAGTTCCGTTTGATGAATGATGATTCAGTAGAAGCTGTAGTCCCAGATCCCCGTGCAGTAGCACGAGCGTCATAAGGAGAATAAGATGGGTTTTCAAAAAGTTGAGTTTGAGTTTCCTGATGAGCAGGAAGAAAAAGGCCTAGAGATCGAGGACACTAGTGCAGTAGAAATTGATCTGTCGGGTAAGAAAGAGGCTGATGATTATAAAGAGCCAGAGCCAGAAGTAGAGGTTGAAGCTAAGGAAGAAGTCGAAATAGAAGTAGTCGATGACACTCCTAAGAAAGACCGTAAACGCAAGGCTTCTGAGGCTCCAGAAGATGTTACGGACGAAGAGTTAGAAAACTACTCTGAAAAAGTCCGCAAACGTATTCAGCATTTTAGTAAAGGCTACCACGACGAACGCAGGGCAAAAGAAACTGCAGAACGTGAACGCAAAGAGTTAGAGCGCTATGCTAAACAGCTAGCGGATGAGAACAAAGAGCTGCAAAATGCAAAAACTAAGACTCAACAAGCGTTACTTGAACAGTCTAAAAAACAGGCTGAAAAAGACGTTAATGTGGCTAAATATGCGTACAAAAGAGCGTATGACGCTGGTGACTCTGACAAAGTATTAGACGCACAGGATAAGTTGACTGACGCTAAGATGAAACTTAGCAAGTTACAAGAAGTCGATATACCTTTACAAGAGGAACAAACTCCTGTACAAAGTCAACAAGAGGCAGCACAACCTGACGAAAAAGCATCAAACTGGGCAAAAGAGAACACTTGGTTTGGTTCCGACGAGGAAATGACTGCATACGCTATGGGCGTACACAATAAGATTGTTAAACAAGGTGTAGACCCTAGCAGTGATGAATACTACGAGACTATTAACTCTCGTATGCACTCCACCTTCGCTGATTATTTCGGGGAAGATGGACAAACAGAGCAAGAAACTAAGAAGCGAAAATCTAATGTGGTCGCTCCCGCATCGCGGAGCACGTCGCCCAAGAAGGTGACATTAACGCGGACACAAGTAGCTATCGCTAAGAAATTAGGAGTACCGCTTGAACTATACGCCAAAAAGGTTGCTGAAGAGATGAGGAATAGATAATGGCTGATAACAGAATAGACCGTGAATTAGAGACTCGTGAGAAAACTGCTCGTAAAACTGCATGGAAACGTCCAGAAGTTTTACCGTCCCCCACTCCAGAAGAGGGGTATGTATATCGTTGGATTCGAGTTGCAAATCAGGGACAAGTGGATGCCACTAATGTCTCATCTAAGTTAAGAGAAGGTTGGACTGCTGTAAAAGCGTCAGATCATCCTGAGATTACACTTGTTACTATCGAGAATGATAGATTTAAAGACAATGTAGTTATTGGTGGTTTGATGTTGTGTAAAGCGCCTATTGAGTTAGCTAATGAACGTAATGAACATTACGCTGAACAAACCGCTTCGCAAATGAATGCAGTCGATAACAACCTAATGAGGGAAAATGACGCTAGAATGCCTCTGTTTAACGACAGAAAGTCTAAGGTCACTTTCGGTAAAGGTTAAATTTTTTAATTAGGAGTCTAAAATGGCTTATCCAACTCTTGATTCTGCGTACGGGTTCAAACCAATCAACTTGACTGGTGGTACTTCTTACGCTGGATCTACTCGTAGAATTCCTATTGACGGCAGCTATGCTACTGCTATGTTCAATGGAGATCTAGTTACAGTTGCAGCTAATGGTACAGCTACACGTATCACTATTGAGACTGGTGTAAAAATCGCAGGTGTATTCCTTGGTTGTGAGTACACAAATGCAAATGACCAACTAGAGTTTTCCCAGTCTTATCCGGGAACTAGTGTGTCTAACGCTTTCGCTGTTGTCATGGACAACCCTTCTGTACTTTGTAAAGTTGCTATTGTTACTACTGCTGGTGCAGTAGATGATACTCTTACTCGTGCAGCAGTTGGTGCAAATGCAAGCATCGAGCAAGCATTAGGTGGTGTAACTGCAACTGGTAATTCTCGACTAGGAATGACTAAAGCTGTAGCTGCTACTGCTACTCTACCACTTCGTATTATTGATCTTGTTGAAGATACAAAAACTAGCAACGGCTACGTAGAAGCTATTGTTAAGTTCAACACGCATCAGTATAACGACACTACTGGCGTTTAAGGAGAAATAACTAATGGCTATTTCAAGATCACAACTGCTTAAAGAGTTACTTCCCGGATTAAACGCTTTGTTTGGTTTGGAGTATTCTAAATATGGTGAAGAGCACAAAGAGATTTTCGAGACTGAAACCTCTGACCGTTCTTTTGAAGAAGAAACTAAATTGTCTGGCTTTGGTGCTGCTCCTGTTAAACAGGAAGGTGGCGCTATTGAGTATGACAATGCGCAAGAAGCGTTCACTGCACGCTACACGCACGAAACTGTTGCTATGGGTTTTGCAATCACTGAAGAAGCGATTGAAGATAACTTGTATGACTCTTTGTCTGCTCGTTATACCAAAGCATTGGCTCGCGCTATGGCGTACACGAAGCAAGTTAAAGCTGCTTCTGTATTGAACAACGCTTTCTCTGGCACTACTTACGGTGATGGTTCAACTTTATGTGCAACCGATCACGCGTTAGTATCTGGTGGATCTAACTCAAACCGTCCTGCTGTTGCGGCTGACCTTAACGAAACTTCTTTAGAAGCGGCTGTTATTCAGATTGCCCAGTGGACTGATGAGCGTGGTCTTCTTATTGCTGCACAGCCTAAGAAGCTCATTATTCCATCTAACCTACAGTTCGTAGCGACTCGTTTGCTTGAGACTGAAGGTCGTGTTGGTACTGCTGACAATGACGTTAATGCTCTATCGAACAATGGTTCGATTCCGGGCGGCTACGCAATCAATCACTATCTAACAGATACTGATGCGTGGTTCTTAACTACTGATATTCCTAACGGATTGAAGCACTTTGTTCGTGCGAAAATGGCTACCTCTATGGACGCTGATTTCGATACTGGCAACAGCCGCTACAAGGCGCGTGAGCGTTACTCGTTCGGTGTATCTGACCCATTGGCGATCTTCGGATCTCCGGGCGCATAATCTGCGTTGGGTTACTAAGGGAGCTTCGGCTCCCTTTTTTATTGTCTTTTATATTTTACTGTGATAAGTTAACACAAACCGGGAACATTTCGGTGGACTTGACAGCCCCGGCTGACGACATGTAGACAAGTTCACTTTAACTCACATGTGAGAACTATATTATGGCTAATACTACATTTTCTGGGCCGGTCAATGCCACTAACGGTTTTGTCGGTACTATCAAAGTTACAACTTACACAGTTGCTTCAGCTCCATCTGCAGCTACCGCAGGCGCGGGTTCGCTAGTTTTCGTTTCTAATGGTGCTGCGGGTTCTGCTATCTTGGCTTTCTCTGACGGAACAAACTGGAAACGTTCTGACACTGGCGCCACAATTTCTGCATCTTAATAGGAGGCTGATATGTCTAGTGACGTAAAAGCTGTATATTGGACATCTAGCAACGGTTCTTCTGGTGTAGGTACTGTTATAGGTGGCAGAAACAGAATCAAAGGCATTCACGTGCATACTGCAGGTTCTAACAACTCGGTTTTAGAAATCAAAGACGGTTCTGGTGGTAGCCAAGTAATTAAGGCAGACTTCCAAAAAACTGACAACGATTCTATCTATGTTCCGGGCGATGGGCTTCTTTGTGTAAATGAGGCTTACGTTTCTGTGTTCACCAACATAGATTCTATAACGGTGTTCTATGCGTAACGATTACGGAGTCTGCTACAAGTTCAAGAAAGGCGGCAAAGTTGGTACCGGCATGAAAGGTATGAGCCAGAAAAGTGGGGACAAGCGCCCCACTAAATCTGGTGCTGGTATGACTGCTAAAGGTGTAGCTAAGTACAGACGAAACAATCCGGGTAGTAAATTAAAGACGGCAGTTACAGGGAAAAATCCTAAAGGTAAAGATGCAGCAAGACGTAAGTCATACTGCGCTAGATCAGCAGGACAAATGAAACAGTTCCCTAAAGCTGCTAAAGATCCTAATTCAAGATTAAGACAAGCGCGGAAGCGCTGGAGGTGTTAGAAAATGCCAAATGTAGGCGGAAAAAAATTCCCTTATACCAAACAAGGTATGAAAGACGCTGAAGAAGCGAAAAACAAGATGGGCTACAAAAAAGGTGGCGATGTCAAAAAGAAAACTGCTAAGAAAAAGAGTAAAAAGGATACAGCGGATAAAATGGTAAAAGATACCATGAAAAAAGCTGTTATGAACAATACTAGTGCTCCTAAACCACCAACTCCACCACAAGTTGCTATGGGTGGTGCTGCGGGTGCTGCTGCGGGTGCTGCTGCGGGCGGCGCTATGGGTGCTTCTAAGCCTCCAATGGGTGGTATGGGCGGTGCTCCTAAGCCTCCAATGGGTGCTCCTGCTGGTGGTATGGGTATGCCTCCTAAGAAGCCTATGGGTATGCCGGGCATGAAGAAAGGCGGTAAGGTTAAGAAGTACAAGTCTGGTGGTAAGGTTCGCGGTGCGGGCATTGCCAAGAAAGGCGTTAAAAAGTGTAAGATGCGATAATGCGTAGGTACTACAAAAAAGGTGGTACCGTAAAGGACTCATGCTATAAGAAGGTGAAGGCCAGCTACAAGGTCTTCCCTTCTGCGTATGCGTCTGGAGCTATAGCCAAATGCCGGAAGA